TAATCATGTCGGCAATGTTCTGGACAAGGCGGTTCACGAACTGACCGACCTTCGATGCGAAAGCCGATAAGTCAAACTCCAACAAGAAGCCGACAACCAGACCAAACGCCGCGCGGATAGGCGTGAACAGCACATCGGCAAGCTCTTCGGGTTTAATCTGCTTGACTGCCTCATTGAGCATTGTCGCAAGGTTCTGCCCAAGGGAGAGGAAGTCGAGCTGTAACAGGAAGTGTGCCGCGAAGTTGATCGCCGTCTGGATACCCATGCCGATAGCTCGACCGATAGCCGCCCAATCAAGACCGCCGTTTGCCTCGCCACCGTTCAAGAAATTGTTGATAGTCTGACCGAGGTCTGTAGCGAGGTTCGCAATGGATTCCTGCAAGCCGTTGTAGGTCAGCGCATCGTACAGCCCTTTCGAGAACTTGTTTACGAAACTCGAAACTTTGCCGAGAGCCGTCCGCAGTGCCGGAACGCCAGTCTTGTCTACCCATTCCGTGAAAGCAAGCAGAGCCTCGCCCCAACTGTCGTAAGGCCACTCGCCCACATCCATCGTCTCGTATGCGCTAATGGCATCTCCTGCGCCACCACCGCCACCACCGCCGGAACCATTGTTTCCGTTCAAGCGATTGATCTCATCAAAGCCGAGGATCGTGCGCTGTAGCTCTTTGACCTTGCCAGCCGCACCGCCTGCGCTGTCGCCTACTTCCTGATAGTCTTTCGCTATCGTGTAGGTGTGCTTGCCAGTCAGCAAAGCCGTCAGCCGTGCGAACATGTTCATGGCACGAGTGAGCATCGCAAGCAGCGTGTTCAGTGCTGGAATGAAGTACGAGATGATGGGTGCGACCGCTACGCCGATGCTGTTCTTGAACAGACCCATCGAGTTTTTAAGCGACTGGATGGTCGCCCCAAATTCCGCATCATATTCAGCAAGGTTCGCAACGCCCTCTTTCAGACCCTCGGTCACAGCCTTGATAACTGCATTGATCGCTCGCCGCAGTATCTGCCGTTTCGCCAGAGCCAGTATCGAGGCAAGCTCTTTCTTGATGCTCTCGAACGGATTGAACCGCTCGTTTAGGTCACGAGCTACCTTGATGAATTTCTTGCAGACATCAACAAACTCTTCAAACTGATCTACAAGGAACGTAACGACCTTGACCGCAGCCTGGATAGCGATAATCACAATGGAAATCGGGCCAGCCGCAGCAGTCATCGCCGCACCAAAAGCCTCCACGTTTACGCCAGCCGCCTGTAATGCCGGAGACAGCGTTTGCGTGATGGTCGTCAGAGTGCCAGATACCTGCTGGAAGGTTCGGGTCTGCTCAAGGGCGCGACCAAACGATTCGGATATGCCATCGCCCATCGACTGGAACACTCTCGTGTCGCCGCCACCCTCTTCCGTGTCCACCTCCGCTTTCGCTCGGAGAACCAACTGCCGCCATGCCTGCCGCAAACCTTCCTCGTATGCCGGAGAAATATGAACAGTAGAAGTGTTGCCAAAAAGCTCGAAGGAATTTGCAGCCGATGCTTGCTCTGCCAACAAACCATTCTTGATTGCTTCTGCTGCGATGCGACCAATTCTTTCACCTTCGGCCTCTACGCCACCGCTTGACTTTCTAAGCCATTCAACCAGCGAAGCACCAGTCGGCGCAGACTTCCCCAAAAGGGAGGATTTAAACGCTTCATTCGCCCAAGTCGAAAGCATGTCTGCGTTCGCAGTCAAATCTTTCATGCCGTTCGGACGCTCAAGCGAAGCCTCTCTGATCGCCGCATTTCTCTCTCTAATCGCAGCGGCCTCTTGATCGAGCTTGTCTTTGTCAAACGAGATGCTTTTAATTCCGCTCGCCCCGGGACGCGCCAACCCCATAAACTCCTTATGGAGATCGCGAACCTGTTCTCCGGCCTGCTCTGCCGCATCCTTGATCGTGTTAAGCGGTGTCGTTGTGCCGGAGCTTACACTGCCCATTGCGCCGCGAACCATACGCATAGCATCAGCGAGCGTGTAAGACTGGTCGGCTGCATCATGGATGGTGTTAAAGCTCTGCGCGGCATCGGTTCCGGCGCTTTGCATCAGCCGAAAACCGTTAGCCATCTGCTCTTGCCAGTCAGACGCAGCCATTTTCGAATCGAGGTTTGCTATCTGCCGCTCGAACGAATCAAAGGTTTCCCTCATGGCAAACTCTGTATCGAGCTTGCCCTTCATCCCGGATGCGGCAATGAGGCCATCCAGTTCTTTTTTGATCTGTTCGGCGTTGTACTTGACTTCTGCCGCAGCCTGTTTCCCGGATTCGCTAATGCCTGCAAAAAGCGAGCTGACATGCAGATTGTCTATGTGCCTCAGCGTTCTCTCTAAGCCGTCTAATGCGCCCTTTAACAGTCGAACACTCTGCGCCGCATCTTTCGTATTTACGCTAATCTCAAGCGATAAGGATTCAATGTTTGCACCTTCTGCCATTTATTCATCCTCGCTCCCAAGCCGACCGTAGCCGCTCATAATCTTTTTGCGCCAGTATTCGGCTTCTTCTTCGGTCAACTCCATGTTCGGGTCAACCATGTTGTCGAGTACATCCAGAGGATTTTCCGGGTACTTCACATTCTTCGAGAATGCACACGCGATTGCTGACAACACATACTGTCCGTCAATCCAAGCAGATACAGCGCGAGCCTTGTACCACGAGGAAATAACCACCGTAAGCTCTGCCGGAGTGCTATCCCACGCATCCTCGTAGGACATGCCGGACATGATCGCCTGCGGAACCAAGTCCTCCGTGATCACAAGGCTGATAGGCTTTGACGGCTCGTCTACTTCTTCGACTTCTTCTTCGGCTCGTTGTCCTGCGGAACCGTCACTCCGCTTAACCGAGTGAAAAAACCGTCTGCCTCGATCTGCTCAATGCACATTCTGATAAGGCCAGTCCACGAACCCAGATACTCATCGTCCGGGTGCGCTTCGATAAGCTCCCAACAAAACTCGGCGGCATCATCGAACGTGACAATGGTCTTATCTCCACGCTTGCCTCGACCGTGCCACCGCATCAGTCCGGCATACATTGCGTGTGCTGCCACTTCGGGCATATCAAAAGCGGCTTTCATTCCAGCCGCTTCGTTGTTTTCATCTTCATTAACGCGGTTCATCAGATCCACAAGAGGCGCAACATGAGTTCGGTACTCGCCGTACTGGTCAACGTACTTCGTCATGTACGCCTCAAGTGAATACTCAAGACGGTACTCTTTGCCGTCATGCTCGATAACTCTATACATCTGCTCGTTCTCCTTTCGTTACGTTGATCAGGCAGCGGCAGGCTTCACGCCAGTGCCATAGCCATGAACCTTGACCAGAGTGCAGGACAGCTCAAAGGTCTTGAGAGAGTTCTGCGAAATCTCGGACAGGCCAAGCATTGCCGGAGGCTGCACGAACACGAAGTAAGCACCAGAGGTGTCCTTCGGATCATAAATCTCGATGCAGACCAGAGTGTCGGCATTGCTCTCAACGCCAGTCGTGTAAGCGGTAATCATCCCCTGCACGGCAGTGCGAGCTTCGGGCGTGGAGTTGAAGGTCATCGCCCAAGTCTCCGGGATGTTCGAACGACCAGCCACACGCTGGGCCACATAGTCCTCAAGAGCCGAAGCATCAATGCTCTCCGTGGAAAGCTCGATACCGTCAGCGGAGTTGCATCTGGGCAGTGGAGTGAACGCCGCAGGCAGAGAAGCCGTGGTGGTCACAATCGAATAACCCACTTCAATACCAAGAGTAGAAAGTCCGGGAATAGCCATTTAAAAGTCCTCCGTAGAAATGTTTTCTGAGTATCCAATCACTCGTGAATACCGGGTGATCAGTCGTTTGTAGCCGCTCTGCGGCATTTCGGGTGAAGCCTGCGTAGTCATACGAAAACCGAGACTGCACAAAGCCTCGTGTGATACGGCTTGTAGCTCGTAGAGCTTTGACAGCGGTGCAGTTGACCGCACGAAGATGTCCACTTGCAGGTGCAGCTCGATACCGCTTGCCTGATTAGCAAGGTCATACCCTATTTCCAGGCTCGGTATCGGAAACAATGAAGCACACGGAAACACGATGTCCTCCGCAGGCCGCTCCATGTACGCACGTTCGCCTATGTCCGTGTCCGCAAGCGCAGTCGCCCATGTGTTAAACACGCTTTGGATGATGTCTAAGTATTCAGCCATTTATAAAGCTCCTCCGCTGCGTACCGAGTAAGGTTCGCTTTTGTGTCAAGGATGGTGCGGTGCATCGGCATGGTTGCTGGTGTTCCGAGCGTGTGCCTCCAAATGTGCTTGTTATCATCGTCAAAGTCGTCACTCGGATAAAACCAACCGCTCGGATCGAGAGCATGACCGTGTTCGTTGTAAGAACCTGCGCCATAACCAAGTGCCGTGAAGTTCGGATTGTTTGCGCCAGCCGCCACGATGCCTGCACCAAACTCAACCGCCATAAGGATGTTGAAGTCTCCGTACTCGTCATCGTGTTCGGTTTTGCCAGTCGCCGTCAGCCGACCCACATTGCCATACTTGCCGTGCTTCTCAAACTGTGTCTCGGTAGAGATAACCGCCTGTCTGCCCGGAGTAGCCGCCGACACGAACAGATTGAAATCTTCCTCTGCGTGTTTGGTCAGCTTCTCGCACACATTCGCAGAAATCTCAGGCAAAGAACCGAAAAGTTTCTCGATGTCACCCTGTAGCTCTTTGAGTGCGCCCTCGGTCAGCGGATAGCGTTTAACTCTCGCCATAGTCCACCTTCTTAATGCCGTATCTCGCAATCTGGCTGCGAGCCGTGGTCAGCTTTCGAACCAGAACGTAGTCCGGGTGAACCGTAGGCTCGTTGTCCTCGTTCAACACAAGGTCGCCGTTCTCGTCCAGTTCCGGCGTGACATCCACATACAGCAACGCACCCTCGTCCGCATTGAACCCGGTAAACTGCCCCTTAAAGACCGTGATCTCGCGGTCATAGTCCGGCAGTATCCCGGTGTTGAAGATTTTGGGTATGCCAACTGTCGAAGAAACTGATAAGCGGTACTTCACAGGTTTGGTGAATGTCCGCACCCGGTCGATACCGCTTCTCGTCTCTGTTGCTTTTGTCACATATATGTTCTGTCGAAGTTTGCCAGCTCCGCGAGCCATACTGCATATCCTCCTGTTGTCAACACTGCTTGTCTCCCCACCGCCGCAATGACAAGCACCACGCTACGGCAAGGAGAACGAGCAGGAACCGCAGCAGCCGTGTTTTGTTACATCACAGTCGCGTAGGGAATAACGCCATGCGTGGCATAGATCGTGGCCTCCGTGTTAAACACCAAGGTCGCGCCTGCTTCTCGATGCTCCGTCTGGTATTCCATGCCGTACAGGTTCCAGAAGTAGAGGACGAGGTCGAACAGGCAGTAGTAATTGTTCTGCATGTCCGTTTCGTAGGGCATGACCCCTGTATCCTCGTCCGCTACGAAAAACGCTGCCGGATAGTTCATGTACGCCTTGAAGCTCGATACCGCCCTGTTCACGCAAAGGTTCGCCTGCGCCGACATGCTCTCGTCATAATCGTCACCCAGATAGGCGATCAGTTCCGCAAGCAAGGTCTCTTTCATACGTTATCCCTCCGTGTTCAATCAGCCAGCCGCGTAAGTGACATCCAGCTTCGCCAGAGCCGTAGGTCTCGTGACCTTCGCGCCATAGACATGCAGACCACGAACCAGATCCTTGAAGTAGTTCTCGGAGCGCAGTGCCTCGGTCTCAAGAATCTGCTCGGCGTAGGTCGCAGCCATCGGCACACCAGCGATAGCGGTGTAAGTGCCGGAAGCCTCGGGCGCGTTGTTGGAAACGTAGATGTCGAAGCCAACCGCACGACCAACTCTGCCGTTCGTCAGTCTCTCGTTGGTGATGTCCGTGCCGAACGAAACGAAACGCTCATCCTGGAGCAGCAGAGCGTGGAACGCCGGGTCAACAACCAGCCAACGAGCCTCGGTCGGAACGTTCGCCCTGTCCAGAGCAACCTTCATCGCGATCACGTTCTGATACACGTTCGCCGCAGTCAGGGCAACCGCCGTGCCGGAAACCGCCGTAGCACCAGCCGCCAGAGTAGCCGCAAGGAATTTGTCGTTGACATCGTTCAGCTCGTAAGCCGCGTTCTGCGTAGCCGCCTCGACCAGACCAGGCATAGCCTGCACCTTCTCAACATCGTCAACACGGAACGCAAAATACTTCTTCTGGTCGATAACCAGATCCTGAGAAGAAGTTGCCAGATCCTCGTAGGTGATGGCGGTCGTGCCGTCATACGTTCCGATGGTCAGGTCACCCAGCGTGTTGATGTGAACGGTGTCGCCAGCGTTCTTGATCTCGCCCTCGTAGTCACGATTGACCAGAGCCGCATACACATGCGCCTTTTCCAGTTTCTCAAGCAGGCGAGCTGCCCAAATTTCGGGAATGAAAGAAGTAACTGCCATTATTATTTTCCTCTCTGTTCTAAGAATTTCTGAATAGTGCCGTCCTTCCATGCGGCGTTAATCTCTGCCGCACTCATGGACTTGATCTGAGCCTCCGTCAGAGGCACACCACCCTGTAAGCTGCCGCCCTGTGGAGCAGGAGTACCGCGCATAAACTGCGCCTTGATACTGTTCTCAAGCTCTGCCTTGTACTTACGCTGAACCGCGAACATTCTGTCCGCGTCGCCCTCGTACTGCGCTTCTGCGGCTTCTTTCGCCATCTCCTCGGAATATCCAAGGACGGTGAAGTTCTTCATCAGCCGACTGAGGTCACGCTCCTTTCGAAGCTCCTCAAGCTCGGACTGCATGGATGCTGCCGCTTCAGCTCGTTCCTGTTCCTGACGTTCGCTCTCCGAAAGCCGTGCATTGAGCTGTTTCTTGTAGCTCGCCGCCTCCGAAGATGCTTTGTCATTTGCCCTACGCAGTCGCTTGTTCTCCGCGAGCAGTTCTGCGAGCTGTTCCTCGATGGACTGACCAGCCGATGCGCCTTCGGGTTTGGTCTCCACGTTGGTCTGCTCTTCTTCTGGGGTTTCGTTTACGTTGATGTTCTCGTTTTCCATTTGTGCCTCCTTCTGGAAATTGCGAATTGTTTACCGCCGCTTCTCTGCGGCCTTGCGATTAAGGACTTCTCTGTCCGTGTATAAAAAAAGACGGCTAATGCCGTCCCCTTTAGCTATATGTGACCCAGCACCGACAGTTGATGATCTCTTCCGGCGGTGCGCCGTGTTCTCCGTCCATGGGAAACAACATGTCGTAGCCGCCCACATTGAAAAACTCGTCAATGCCAACGGTCACGCCGTCCATAGGCCAATGCGTTTCACGCACCTTTTCATCGCCCATCGTGTGCCAGGTTTTCTTTGTCTTGCCGGACTTCTTTGCCGCCCGGTACTCCACATCGTTGTTGATCAGTCCGCTCTCGTTCTTTGCGATTTCCACCGCACGGTCTGCCGATGTCCAGTAACCGCTAATGTCACTTGAGTGCCGTTGCGTAGACTTCGTGACTTCCTCCGCAAACTGAATAGCTCGTTCCTCTAAGGCTTCACCCTGTAAGCCGAGGTCACGCAGAACCGAACGGTATGCTTCATACAGGCGGTCATACATCAAAGACACGCTCGGTCGCTCTCGGTCGATCCACGCGAGTGCCGCACCCACACGATTGTCAAAGGCGATAGCCGCCCTAACACGTTCATCGAACGCCGCATCCTCGATGTCCATCTCATCGAACCAGTCCTCGTATTCGAGACGATTGATCTCGTCAAAGTCCAGCTCGGTGCGCTTCTTCTTGTCGGCCATACATTAGACCTCCGCTACACCACGCAGCAGGTCTTTGTTCTCGCCGTAGTTGTTCCACGCATTGTCGGCAAGTCTGGCGATTTCAGCATCGACCTGCTCCGGCGGTACTTCCTCGCCCATATCGTTCATGCCGTCAACCACCGCAGACGAACCGTCCGGGTTTAGACCCAGCAAGCTGTTAATGCGAGGCGAGCTATCAAGTGCGACCTGATGAGGATCAGCGAAGATGTCAACGACTGCCATCGCCGTCTCAGGCGCAATGCCGATATTGATGAGAGCCGCAAGGCTGTTCACTCTGCTCGACAGCTCGTAAGTCTTGTTCCGACCGATATACGGTTTCACATCCGAGATTTTCAGCGACTTCACATCGTCCTTGATGCCCGGCGTGTTTGCGATAATCGCAAGCGCGACATCCAAGACCTGTTCCTCGGAGTTGTCAGCAAGCAGCAAGCTCGTCTTTGCGGTACTCTCCGCAATCTGCCAACCGCTCGCCAGAATGATAGCCGAGCCAGTAGAGCCGCCGCTCGTGTCATCTCGTCCGGGAACGCCCACGATCTCAAGCAGTTGGTCGTACAGGCTGTCCACATACTTCTGCGTGGAAGACTGGTCGAGCGGCGCGTTGACAAACGCGATCTTCGCTTCGCGCCCATCTGCCGTGGACTTCGTGATGATCAAGCCACCGTTTGACAGGCCGGACTTCTGCGTTTCGTCTAACTGCACATCGTTCATCCACAGGAGCGACTGCACATACTGCGAAATATCGTTCGCTCGGTCGGACTGGATCAGCGCAAGCGTGTCCATAATCGAGATGCCCGGTTCCCATGCGCCCTGTCTCGACTGCGAGTACAGAAACTCCACGATGGGGATGCGCCCAAACGCGTTCGGATATTCCGTAAAGCCGTTCGTGTTCCAGCGTTTCTCCTCACGACCTTCTTCCTCACCGTAGGTCACTTCAAAGGCATCGCCCTCGTAAATCATGTCCTCGGTGTAAGCCGTAATAATACGCACTCCGTCACGCCGGACGTTATACGTCACAGCCATAATCGGTCGCTTGTACGCATCGTTCGTGTAGATCAGAAACGTGTTCCAGGGGTCGAGGTGCAGCACATCGAACGGAGACACGCCAGTATAGGCATACCGTTTCGGCAGAATACCCAGGTAACCCACGCCGCAGATGATGCAGTCACGGAACACGCTCTGTTCAGCATCGGTTTTCTTCGCCTCGTAGAACATCTCGTTCACGCGAGCGATACGCACATCATCCTGTTCTGCATCCGACTGCTCGTAGTCGTTGCGCCCACGCTGAACACATGTGTACTCCGCACCGTAGTTGTAACCCAGCTTGAAGTTCGTAAACTGTCTGGCGTAGTTGATGCCGACCTGGATGTTGATGTCCGGGCGAATGTCCTTCTTGCGATAGAAAATCGGCAGGTTCCCGGCCTCATACGAGAACAGATTGATGATCTCCGCACGAACAGTCTGGTGATCCATCAGGCCTTGCGCCAGAATATTAAACACGTTGTCGGGCGTGACCTCCTTGTAATCCGTGAAAATCATCTGCCGCCCGGTCAATATCTCGTTCGGGTACATACAAAAGCTCCTTCGATGTATCAAAAAAGCGAGGGTCTTTCCCTCGCCACTCTTTCAGCCTATACATTACCAAAGGTCAAAACTGCAAAACACTGACATTTACTGACATGTTTCGGTCTAACTTGCTGGTAATTTGCTGAATTGTATCTAATTTGTATCCAAATACAGTTTCTCGAACCGCGCCATGCCGTCACAGTACAGCCTGTAAACCTGTCGCTCGCTATAGTCTAACGATTCGGCAATGGCTTCGAAGGTCTGCCGCTCGATGAACCGGGCGTGTAACACCTTGTACTGCTCCATTCCGCTGTCACCAAGCAAGCACATGCCCTCCAACTCGAAGATCGCCTGTCTGGAAAAATCCCGGTACTCTTTCAGCAACGCCTCGACCTCGCGTTCGCC